CAACCAAGCCACAGGAGGCCGACTCTTTATGAAGCTCACCATCAAAGGCACCGAGTACGAACTGCAACCCCTCACCGCTGGACAGCTACGCCGCGAAGGATCTGCGAAGCTGGCCGAAATCGAGCAAGTCAACACGCTACTTGAAAAGGGCGAAATTACACCCGGCGCGGCCATGCCACGGATGGTAGGAAGCTGCTGCGATCTGGTGTTGATGTCGCTGAACAACGCTTATTCGGATGTGACCCTTGAGGACGTTGAAAGCCTGTCCTTCAAAGACATCCGGAGCGGTGTGGAGGCCGTTGCCCAAGTGACCGGGCTGGACGCTCCGGGGGAAGCGAAGCCCCAGAACAAGCGGAGCCGCTGAGCTGGGGCAGGTTGTACGCGCTCGTGATCACTGCCACCGGCTGGAGCGTCGCTCAGGTTTCCGCTACGCCCTGGCCGGATGTGCTGGACCTGTTGGCGTACTGGAAAAAACAGCCGCCCGTTCATGTGCTGCTCAAGGCGTTCATGGGTGGTGAAAGCAGTTCTGGTGATGGTCAGGTGTTCGACGCACCGACCGAAGATCAACTCAGGGCTGGTATCGCAGACTTTGTGTAGGAGGGCGCATGGCTGATAATCCGGAACCGATTCAAGTATCCATCATCGCGGAAATCAAAGGCCTGATGGACGGACTCGGCCAAGCAACCTCTGGCGTGAAGTCAGCGACGGAAGAGATGGGCAAGTCCTTCAGTGGGCTTGCCCAGACCATCAACAATCTCAAAGCACCATTCCTTGCGCTCACCGGCCTCGTTGCAGGCGGCTCCATGTTCAAGGGTGCCATTGACGAGACGATCAATTGGGCATCCGAGGTCAATAAGCTCTCAAAGTCCATGGCCGTCAACATGGATCAGGCTTCCACGTGGGCGGTGATGCTGCATACGTTGGGCGTCAGCTCTGACACCATGGCTGGCCTGATGCAGAAGCTGCAGGTGCGTGTCACCTCGGGCGGTAAGGCCTTTGAGGCCTACGGCATCTCTACTAAGGCCGCAAACGGTGCCATCCTGCCCACGGGCGAGATTCTTCAGAACGTCATCGCGAAGTATCAGACGCTTGGCACCCAGAGCGAAAAGAATCAGATGTTGGCCGCGCTCTTTGGGCGCTCGTGGATGCAGGTCCAGACGATCATGCGCGCCACTGCTGACCGCATGGCAGAGGCAAAGCAGGAAGCGCAAGAGTTCGGCCTTGAAGTTGGTCCGGACGGCGTGGCAAAGGCGCGTGAGTACAAGGAATCGCTGAACAAGATCAGCATGATTGGCATGTCGATGGCCAACATGATCGGGCAGAACCTGCTCCCGATGCTGACGGGATTCGGCAAGTTCCTTGGCAGCACAGGCCCATCTCTCGCGCAAGGTTTCGGCTACGCACTCAAGTCCATCGCCTCTATCGCCTATGAGCTCGTGGCCGTGTTCCAGACGGCGGGCTCAGTCATCGGCGGCATTCTGTTGGCGCTCTACGACGGGTTGAAGACGATTGTCACGGCGCTCCTGAAGGTCGCCACCGGCGACTTCAAAGGCGCGTGGGAGACAATGAAGGATGGCTTCTCCAACATCGTCAACGACGCCAAGGGAGCGGCCCACGAAGTGTCAGAGGCGTGGAAGAATGCCTCGAATTCGATGTATCAGACTTGGTACGGAAAGACCAAAGCCAAGGGCGGCGACGATGGCCCGATGGCTATGCCTGGTCCAGACATGTCGAAGCAGCCGAAGGATAAGAAGGACAAGGACGACAGCGCCGAAGTGATGGCCGCGTTGCGTCAGGAGCTAGATGCTAAGAAGTCGCTCGAAGAGAACTGGTTCACCTGGTCAACTACGCAGGAGATGCAATACTGGCAGAGCAAGCTGAAAGAAGTCACTGCCGGATCGAAGGCCGCTGCACAGGTCGAAGACGAGATTAACAAACTCAAGCGCAAGGCCGGGGAACAAGGCGAAAAAGACGCGGAGAAAGATGCAGACCGCAAGATTCAGATGGCCAAGGAAGGCTCGCAGGAGCGCATCACGCTTGCTCAGCAGGAAGCTGACCGCATCGGAGCGAAGTACAACTATCAGGGCGAGGTCTATCGCGCCGCGCTGGACAAGGTAGAGGCTGCAACCAAGGCTCACCAGCAGAAGATGATTGAGCTCGACAAGCTCATCGAACAGAACCACCGTGACGCCGCTCTGGAGCAGCTCGATACTGATTTGCAGATTGCCCAGGAGCAGCAGTCCGCGGGGCTCATCAGCAAACAGAAGCTGTTGGCTGCTGAAATGAAGTATGAGCAGGACAAGTTTGCAATCATGTGGCAGGCGGCCAATGCAGAAGCCGCTCTGGAACCAGATCCCGTCAAGCATCAGGAGTTGCTCAACAAAATCGAGCAGATAGACCGCCAACACCAGGCCCGGATCACGGCTCTTGATCGTCAGGCGATTGCGGATCGTCGGCAGTCGTTCAATACGTGGATTTCCGGAATGACATCAGGGATGGAGACGGCGTTCGCTGGCTTGGTCAAAGGCACGATGAGTTGGGGGAAGGCATTCCAGACCGTGATGTCCTCAGCGGTGGATTTCGCCATTAAACAGCTTTGGAAGATGCTCGCACAGCACATCACCGTAGAAGCCTCGAAGACATCGGCCACCGTGGCAGGAACCACGGCGCGCACAGGCGTGGAGCAGGTTGCCGCTACGAAATCTCTGGCGATGAAGGTCATTGACGGCATCCGGCACCTCTTCACGGAAACCGGAAAGACCACGGCTACCACAACGGGCGCTGCTACGAGGGCGGGTGTGGATGCAGCAGCCACAGCAAAATCAGCGACGGCGGATGCAGGCGAACTAGCCGCTCACACGGCTACCGAAACTGCTAAGACCGCCGCCACGACAACAGCGGTTACCGCTCGGGTATTGGCTGCAGAGTTGGGCAACGTGCTCGAAATCATGAGCCTCTCGGCTGTCGCTGCTGCTGCAGCATTCGCAAGCACCGCGGCAATCCCAATTGTCGGGCCTGCAGCGGCTCCAGCGGCTGCTACGGCTGCAGAAGCGGCTGTGATGGCGTTTGCGCCGATGGCATCTGCCGCTGGCGGTTGGGAGCGCGTGCCGGCCGATCAGATGGCCATGATTCACAAGAATGAACAGGTGCTCCCGGCAAGCTACGCTGAAGGGTTGCGCAACCTCGTGAAGAATGGTGGCGGCGGCGGGGATACTCACGTGCACGCCAATTTCTCTGGAGTAATCGACGCCAAGAGCTTCTTCCAGAAGAATCAAGGTGACCTTGTGGGTTGCATCAAGGATGCGGTGAAGAACCGTAGAGGTTAATCGACACCGAAACAGAAAACCGACTGGTTGTACATCGACTTGAGCGCGTATTCTCCGCGTGGCAAAGCGCCAACCGTGACCTTGAGAGACGAGGCTCCATACCTGGAAAAAGTCACTGGCAACGCAGCTTGAGGGTCGGTATTTGCAGTAGCTCCAAGAACAGAGCCATGTGCGGTTGTGATGATGAGCCCACGAGTCTTCTTTTTTACGTCTAGCCTGTGAAGGGTATAGAACGTGCTTGGATCAACCCCCGGAGTGGCTGCGAACATGGACCGTACAACAAAGTCAAGAGGCTGGCCGGATTGGAACCTCACCGTTGATCTAGTCCCAGGTATCTCTGAAGATGTCTTCACGTTGACGGATATGAATCCGCTGCTCTTTACTTGAATGGTCGGGGTTTGGCGCTCTAAGGGAACAAGTTTTCCGGCATCCAGTCCCGCAAATACGTCGTTGAATTCTGGTTCGGTAACGGGTGCTTGTGCGACCAACCCAAGGGAAACGAAAAGCAGTGCAACAACGGCAACAACGTGCTTCATGGTCTTGCGCATGGCAGGATTCCTCTGGCCGCCATTCTAATCCAGAGTTCCTTTGAAACGCCACGATGATATACTTCCCGTCGATATGGCAGGTCGCCCCAAGTACGCGCTGGCGCTGAAACGACTAAAGCAAAGGGAAAAAGCCCTGCTCGCCGAACTTGAGGAAACACGCACTGCGATTTCGGCCATTGCATACGTCATCACGCACCCACCGGAGATGACCTTGGAAGAATTGGGCAAGCGAATCGAGCAACAAATCAACGATGTGTTTGACGAGGAAGACGGAACTCATCCGCCCCCCGAGCGCAAGCCCAGCTAATTTGCTCAGACGGCCCGCATTTCCAGCGTCTTCCCGAGCGCCTTCAGCGCAATAGCCACGCCATCGATCTTGCTTATATGCCGGATGTCCGTCAACCGGTTGACCTCCTGCGGGGTAGTTCCGATCCGGCGGGCGAGTTCGGCTGGGCGTACCTTCTGCCGGAGCATTTCGTTCAATAGTAGAATTTTCGCCAACAGGCTGAGGGGAATCTCTACCACGTCCTGCCCTTTTTTGGCCTTGGAAGGCATGGGAACCGGGCGTCGATCCTCAAAGTAAAACTCCATCGCCGATTCCAGAGCGTCCTTCGCGGCGGCTAACGCCTCTTCTCTGGTTTCTCCCTGGGTGATGGCTTCGGGGATGTCAGGAAACGTGACCAGGAAGAACTTGCCGTCCTTACGGATTTTGATCGGATACATAGAACCTCCTATTTGATGCCTAGCTGTTTCTTGATTGCGTTGACGAGCCCGGTGCCGAGTTCCTTGTTGTGCATCGGAATCACAGACTGCTTGCCATTCAGGTAAACCCGGAAGTGCGAGCCTTTCGCGGGTTTGAAGCTCGCTCCCTGTGCTGTCAGCCACCGCTTGAACTCGCTGCTTTTCATGAACTAAATATAAACAATATTGTGTACGTAGTCAAGAAAATAATAAACAATTTTGTTAATTCTTTTGATCGGGACCACTCGCGGATACCATCAGAACTCTTCAAACCTGCCTTTCGGCTCCGTCCGAGGGGCTTTTTCGTGCTCTTTTACCGTTAGACTGTGCCTGAACCGCTACGAAGTGTGGCAAATGTGCCACGTGGAACACGCGAGGGCATAGATGAGCACAGCACTTTTCCCTTCATTGAGGGGAATCGACATCGAAATCAGCCGGACCACGACCTTCTCCACGCTGATCCAGACGGCGGCCAGCGGCAAGGAACTTCGGGCCAGCTTCTGGACCACGCCGCGCTGGGTCTACGAGATGACGATCAACTTCGTCCGGCAGTCGGGCTTCTCGGCAAAGACGCTCGTTGACGAACTCCAGCAGCTCGCCAGCTTCTTCAACGCAGTGCGCGGAGCATGGGATTCCTTCTTGCTGGTAGATCCGGTCAACGGCAACCCTTCAGGTGTCAGCTTCGGCACCGGCACCGGCGCGCTCACAGCTTTTCAGCTACTCGACAACGAAGGCTATGCCGCTGGCTACATTCAGGGCGCGCCGTCGATTTACGTCGCTGGCGTCTTGCAGACTCTGACCACCAACTACACCATCAACGCCACCACCGGCCTTGTCACCTTCGTCACAGCCCCGGCTAATGGCGCGGCGCTCACCTGGTCAGGCCAGTTTGCCCGCGTGGTGCGCTTCGACGACGACAGCATGACCTTCAAGCAGTTCGTGAACCTAGCGTGGGATGGCGGAACCATCAAGGTCAGGAGCCTCAAGTGAAATACGCCAGCGCGGGACTCATCACGCTGCTCAACTCCGGTGCGGTCTTCAGCATGGCCGACTGCTACACGGTCACGCTTCAGGGTGGCAGCGTCTACCGTTGGACGAATAGCGACATCAATCTCACCCTATCGGGCAATGTGTTCAGTTGCGTCCTGGATAATGGCACTCTTCCGCTGGTTCAGCGTGGCACGGTTCGCAACGTCCGAGGCACGGAAGTCCAGACCTGTGACCTCACGCTCATCAGTGCTGGTTCTGCGCAACTCATGGGCACCAATATCAGCCTCGCGGCGCACAATGGCCTGTTCGATTCCGCACGTGTGCGCATTGAGCGTGTTTTTATGCCTACGCCGGGTGATTGTTCTCAGGGCTCGGTTGTATTGTTTGAAGGAAATTGCGCGGGCGTCGATCCTTCATCGACTCAAGTCGTCCTGCACGTCAAAAGCGATCTGGAAATTCTTCAGCAGCAGATGCCCCGCGTTCTATTTCAGCCTGGATGCGCAAACTGCTTTGGTGATACCGGGTGTGGCATCAACCTTTCGAGCTTGACCGTTTCTAGTTCCGTCGCCACCGGTTCGACGGCGAGCGTTCTTCGCACTGGCCTCACCCAAGCTGCCAGCTACTTCAATCAGGGCGTTGTCGCCATGACGAGCGGCGCGTGCGCGGGAAGCCGCCGCGTTGTGAGCCTCTATAGCACGTCAATTGGCAATGTCGTTTCGCTTGGCTGGATACCGCCGAACGTCAGCTTACTGGATCTCCTCCCGACCACAACGGTATCAATCGTTGGCGACGGCTCCGGAGCGTCGGCCACTGTTACCTGGAAACTGTCGGACTCGCTCGTGTGGGTTCCTACAATCACATTGGTCGGCGGCGGCGGCTACACCTGGGCGATTGCCACGGTCACAATGGGCTCGTTGCTTATGGGGACAACGACGAACCAGTACAACTGCCTGGTGAACCCCGTTGGAGGCTCCAGCGCTGATGGAGTTGTGCTGGCGGTGCCGCTGCCTTCCGCGCCCGCCGTGGGCGACACGTTCACGATTTATCCCGGCTGTCAGCGCACCGCCGCTGCTTGCGCCGCGTGGTCAAACAGCAACAACTACAACGGCTATCCCTACACGCCGGAGGCGAGCACGGGCCTATGACCGAGCAGGCACAACGCGCAGCGGTGGTCAAAGAAGCTCTCTCATGGGTGGGCACTCCCTACCATCACCATGCCCGCATCAAGGGCGCGGGCGTCGATTGCGGCATGATCATCTGCGAAGTGTACGAGCGGGCGGGCGTGATTCCGCACGTTGAACCCGGCGAATACGTGCGCGATTGGCATCTTCACCGTGATGAGCCGGTGTATCTGCACACGCTTGAGCGGTATGCCGCCAGAATCGAAGACCCTGCCTACGGGCCGCAACCGGGAGATGTCTCGCTGTTCAAATACGGCCGACATCCGGCACACAGCGGCATCGTCACACAGTGGCCACGCATCCTGCACGCTTACGCTGACGTTGGCAGCGTCGTGGAGGACGACGCTGAGGCTAATGCCGACCTTGCATCTCGCTTTGTTGGCATCTGGTCATTCTGGCCACGGGTGGGGGTGTAGCGCGCATGGGCGGCAGCGGCAATACCTCCAGCAAAACCGAAAAGCTCGCAACGGTTCAGATCAGCACGAGTTGCTTTGGCCACTGCAAAACACTGGCCTACGGCACCACGCGCATCAGCGCTAACCTGATCGATTTCGACGATTTCAAGGCGCATTCGCACACGGAAGGTGGCAAGGGTGGCGGGGGTATTACCACCTACGATTACACGGCCTCGACTATTCAGGCGCTCTGCGAGGGAGGATCGAGCGGAATTGTAGGCGTGAATCGAGTTTGGAACAACACGGACTGCTACAACCTCTCGTACTACGGCCTGTCGCTGCTGAAAGGCACCCGGCCGCAGTTTCCCTGGGCGACATGGACGAGCAAGCACCCACAGAAGGCGCTTGGTTACAGCGGCACGGCTTTGGTGTGCTGCGCAAACATGGACCTTGGAAGCTCCGGAACCGTGCCGAACCTAAATTATGAGGTCATCGCGCTGCTAGCCACGGAGCAAGACCCAAGTTACCCGGCGGCCTACGATTCCAAGCCTTCGGCGGTTGTAGTCGATTTCCTGTCAAATCCGATCTATGGCTCTGGCTGGCAGTCGTCGCGCATTGCGGACCTTGTAACCGGCTCTTCGAGCTATCAGACGTATTGCACTGCATGTGGCTTTGTGATCAGCCCACCATTCACCGAACAGCAAACGGCGGCGCAGTGTCTCGCTGACATCATGACGGCGACCAACAGCGAAACAGTGTGGTCAGCCGGCCAGAACGGAATGGTGCTCAAGGTTGTTCCTTACGGGGATACCCCGGTGACTGGTAATGGTGCGTCCTATATTCCGAACACCTCGCCGGAATATGACCTCGGGTTCGATGACTTCCTTGGGGCGGTTGGCAAGGACGGCAAGCCGACAGGCACAGATCCGATCACGATCACGCGCTCCAGTGTGCAGGACATCAAGAACGATGTTCCCGTTGAGTACTACGACCGATTGGACAGCTACAACACGAGCATCGTTGACAATCCAGACGTTGCCGACGTGTCGCTCAACGGCTTCAAACAGGATTCCAGTGTCACGCTACATATGATCACGCGCTCGGCGCACGCGCTTCAGATCAGCCGCATTCTCGCTCAGCGCAATGTGTACGTGCGAAACACCTACACATTCAAAGTGGGCTGGAAGTACATGCTGCTTGAGCCGATGGACCTGGTTACGCTCACAGACCCCATCACCGGGATCGATCACAAGATCGTGCGCATTATCTCCGTCGAGATGCCAGAAGAGACCAGCGAAGAAGATGGCGTCACCGTCACCGCGGAAGAGTGGCCCTTTGGAATTGGATCGACAACCATTTTCGCAACGCAGATTCCGACCGGAGCTAATCCGAACACCGATCCTGGCTACGTCAATGTTCCGGTGATTTTTCAATCTCCAGCCCTGTATTCGGGAGGGCAGAAGCAGCTCGTCATCGCAACCTCAGGCGGCGCAAACTGGGGTGGCTGTCAGGTCTGGGTGTCGGAAGATGAAGCCACATACAACCTTGCCGGAAACATCATGCAGGGAGCGCGGCACGGTACGCTGACGGCGGCACTTCCTGCCGGAAGCACATCCGACACCACGGACACCCTCGCTGTTCAGCTTGCCGACATCTCAAAGCAATTTTCCAGTATCTCGCCGTCGATGCTCGTAGATCTGGACACGCTCTGCTGGGTCGATGGCGAAATGCTGGCGTATCAAACCGCGACGCTGACCGGCGCTGGGTCTTACAACCTGACGACGCTCAATCGCGGAGCCTACGGCACAAGCATCTCGGCACACTCCAGTGGCGCTCCGTTCGCTCGTGTCGATGACACCTGCCTGACTATCGATATTCCGTCAACACGTACGGGATCGCTGTTTTTCAAGTTCCAGAGCTACAACCTGCTCGGCAGCGCATTGCAAGATTTGTCCGTGCTTCCGGTTTATGTATTTTCGTTTCAATCGGGCGTAATGCTGGGCGCGGCGATCACCAATCTCTGCACAGTGTTCCGCGATAGCCGCCTGTGGTTGCACTGGGACGCAATCAACCTCAGCGGCGTGTCTTATGAGGTGCGCGTTGGAGCTTCCTGGTCAACCGCTTCGGTTTCCGGGGTGGTCAGCAACAATGAAATTCTGATCAGTGGAGACGGAACCTACTGGGTTGCGGCCCGCTATGAGACCTCCGCTGGAACGCCTAGCGATGTCGTGGTTGCCGGTACGGCGCTGGTCGCCAATGTGGTTGCCACGTGGGACGAGTTCGCCACCGGTTGGGTGGGGAGCGTCAGCGGATACGCAGGGCGTAGTGCTAGCGGTGGTCTGGAGCTTGGTGGTTCTGTTGGATTAGACACCTCAACAAACATCGATAACGTTCCAAATGTCGATTTCTTCGGTGGCGTGGCAGGAGCGGATTTCTACGAAGTTCCCGCGAGTCATGTCGTAGATATCGGCGCCGCGCAGGCCTGCGGCATTTCTGCCAACCTTCAAACCGCGCTCGGCTCGCTGACCATGATCTTCGATCAAATTCCGAATGTCGATCTTGTTCCGAATGTCGATGGCGGGAGTGCTGGTCTGGCGGCCGCAACCGTCATGATCGCTATTGCGCAGAACGATGGCAACTTTGCCGCATGGCAGGTGCTCTCGCCGGGCGTTTATGTCGGCCGGAAGTTTAAGGCGGGGCTTGCGCTCAGTAGTAGTGACTCAACGGTTTATCCGCTCGTCACAGGCTTTTCTTGGACCATCGACATGCCGGACAAGGTTCAAAAGTTCACCAATCAGACGGTTTTTACCTCGGGAATCGCTTTCACGTTCAGTCCGGCCTTTCAGGTTCAGCCGAACGTGCAGGTCACCATCCACAATGCACTGGCCGGTGATATCTGGGTGCGCGACTCAATTTCGATGTCCGGCGTAAGCGGTCACATTAGTAACGGAGGCGTCAATGTCTCCCGAATCATCGATCTTGTAGCCCAGGGCTACTAAATAAAAGGAGGCATCGTGTCTATTCCTAACATCG